GATACTACTGGTGCATTAGATAATGATAATGCTAAGAGTTTTGAAATAAGATGGTGGTTAGTTGCTGGAACTAATTTTACATCAGGAAGTTTAGCAACATTATGGGCTACAGAAACAAGTGCAAATAATGCGGTAGGTCAAGTAAATTTAGCAGATAGTACAAGTAATGAATGGTATCTGACTGGAGCTCAATTAGAGACAGGGTCACAAGCTAGTGACTTTGAGTTTTTGCCTACTGATGTAAATTTACAAAGATGCCAGAGGTATTATTTTTTAAAAGCAGACCATTCAACTGGTTCTGAAAATATTGGAGTTGGTTTATATTATAGTAATAGTGATTTTCGAACTGTGGTTAATTTTCCAGTTTCAATGAGAACAAGAGCTTCTTTAGATGTTGAAACAGCATCAAACGCTTATCAATTTAGAAGAAATGGTGGTTTTGATAATTTAGATGATTTTTTTGCAGATGGAAATATTAGTTTAACATCCATGACACTAATAAATCAATCAGATGCAAGTGGTACTGCTGGTCAAGCTGGATATTTATTTACAAATAGTTCAGGTGCTTTTTTAGCATTTGATGCGGAGTTATAATTATGATTGAAACAGTTACTAAAAATTATGCAGATGGAGTTTTTGTAAGTTATCAAGTAACTTATGTAAATTCTAATAGAGTTAAATCAGTACCAATAGCTGAAGATAATTCAGATTACCAAGCAATCCAAGAATGGATAGCTGACGGAAACACAGTTATTGATAATCCACCAGAATAAAAAAATGCAACTTACTCGTAATTTTTCATTATCTGAATTGATTAAATCAGACACAGCTATCCGTAAAGGGATTGATAATAACCCTAATGCAGATCAAATTGAAAAGTTAAAATTACTTTGTGAAAATATATTGCAACCAGTTCGAGATCATTTTGGAAGAGTTAAATGCACTAGCGGATTTCGTTCAGTTGAATTATGCCTAGCAATAAATAGTTCAGCAGAAAGTCAACATGCGAAAGCTGAGGCTTGCGATTTTGAATGTATTGGAGTTGATAATGTTGAAGTAGCTGATTGGATTAAATCAAACCTTGAAACAGACCAGCTGATCCTCGAATATTACAAAGTCGGAGAGCCTAACAGCGGATGGATTCATGCAAGTTGGATACCTGAAAATAGAAGAGAACAATTTTTATGGTGTTATAGGGATTTAAATGGTAAAACTAAATATAAACCGATCATCGGAAAAGCAAAAGATTTAATATAAGGAGTAATATGCTAACAAAGAAACAAAAAAAACTTCCATTAGCTTTGCAGAAAGCTATTATGAAGAGTAAAAAAAAGAAAAAAAAGAAAGCGAGGAAATAATGCCATATCATACAGGAAAACATTCAAAAGGAATGAAGAAGAATAAGAAAAAGAAAAATAAAATGGGCAAACGAAAAAGAAAATAATGGTTAAAGTTGCTTCTATTAAAGGCATAATAAAAGACCTTAATCCCAGACAAAAAAAAACAATGAATCGTCATGCAAAGCATCATAGTTTGAAACATATGCGATCTATGGCTAGAGCGATGAAAAAAGGGAAATCATTTGCACAGGCACATAGATCTGCTATGCGTGCTGTAGGTAACTAATGGTTAAATTATCTACATTAAAAGATAAAATTAAAAAGAAAAAAAAATTAGGGTTTACAGAAAGAGCTTCAGCTATAGCCAGAGGATTATTACCTAGAAAATCTGGTAAGTTTAAAGGTAAAAAGGTTAAATCTAAAAAGTACGGAGGAAGAGCTTAATGACTGGATTTACTACTTCTATTTCTATAAAAGAAATGCTAAATAAGTTTCCTATGCGGAAAAGGAGAAAAAGTGGCAAGAAAAAAAAAAAGAAGACTCGTACCAAAAGATAAAAAGACAGGAATCCCGAAGAAATACTTGTCAGGGCTTAAAGGTGCAAAGCGACAGCGAAGAGCAAAATTAATAAAATCTATGAGTTCAGCTTATAGATCTGGAGGATACATATCACCATCTGCATTTAAAATGAGAGTAAAAATATAATGGCATCAAGATTTAGAAGACCACTATCAGCAAGAACACAAGCTACATTAAGAGCTAAAGCTAAGACTAAAAAAAATATTACATACGGACAATTAGTAAAAGTTTATAGACGAGGACAAGGTGCATGGTTATCTGGAGGATCTCGTCCTCGTATTCCGATGGCGGCTTGGTCTATGGCTAGAGTAAACAGTTTCTTGCGTGGAAGTAGGAAGCATGATACTGATCTTCGTAGAAAGAGAAAACGAAGATGAAAACCAATAAAGAAAAATTTGTTGAAATTGATGGCAAAATAAAATTAGTAGATCAAAAATTAAATCTTGTAATCAATAATCACTTAAAACATATGAAACAAGATATTGACCGAATCTTGTACGGATTAAGTGCAGTAGGACTTTTAGTATTAGGTCAGCTTCTTTACATTATCACTAAATAGTTGTATTTATTCAATTATGGGTTTCAAACGAATACTTGTAATATCGGATATGCATATTCCTTATCACCATAAGGATAGTTTTAATTTTTTAAAAGAAATTAAAAAAGAATTTAAACCAGATTTCGTTTGTAATATAGGCGATTTATTAGACTTCCATGCTATCAGCATGCACACACATGATCCAGATTTATTTAGTGCAGGCCATGAGCTTAGACAAAGCAAAAAATATGTAAAAGAATTAGAATCAATATTTCCAAAAGTTACAGAAGTAGAGTCTAATCACTCTAGTTTAGTTTATAGAAGAGCATTAAAGTTTGGAATGAGTAAAGAATTTTTAAAAGATTATGGAGATTTTTTAGGTACAAAAAAATGGAAGTGGGTAGATGATTTGACACTAACAATGTCAAATGGTCAAAGATGTTTTTTTACCCATGGAAGATCTGCGGACGTCCTAAAGGTGTCACAAAGCATGGGGCTTTCCGCAGTGCAGGGTCACTACCACACAAAATTTTTAGTTAGTTGGTGGGCAAATCCTGATAATTTATTTTTTGCTATGAATGTGGGGTGCATGATAAATCAAAAGTCTATGGCATTCAACTATGCTAAGAATTTTAAAACAAGATTTATTTTAGGTTGCGGAATTATATTAGATGGGATACCAAGGCTATTACCTATGGTTTTAAACAATAGAGGTGATTGGATTAAAAAGATTGTATGAGTAAGTCTAATAAGCTTAAAAACACCCTTTTAAAGAGCCATAGAGCCCCTTTAGACGGCGATTCTGCATTTTCTGAACAAGTTGCTGGGGATCACTATAAAAACCTTAAAATTCAACCTTTAGACTTTTCTATGGCAAATGATTTTAATGCCTGTCAATCTCACGCTTTAAAATATATAACAAGATACAACCTAAAATGGAAAGATAAAAAAGATCAAATAAAAGATTTAGAAAAAGCAAAACATGTTATTGATATGTTAATTGAAAAAATAAAAGAAAAATAAAATGTGGTTAAATATAGCATCTAAGTTAGTACCAGGTATTATTAAAACAGGCATGTCTATTGCAAATAATAGAAGAAGAGCAAAAGAATATGAATCTGTGGCAGAAATGCGTCATGCAGAGAAAATGGCAAACGGAGAAGTAGAGTATCAAAAAGCAGTCATGCAAAATAATCAACAGGGATGGAAAGACGAGTTTGTGTTAATTTTAGTCTCTGCGCCTGTGATGTTATTAATTTGGAGTATCTTTAGTGATGATCCAGAAATTATGGAAAAGGTTGATAAGTTTTTTAATCAATTTAATAATATGCCTTTTTGGTATCAAGCATTGTTTATAGGCGTAGTGAGTGCTATTTACGGTCTTAAAGGTGCAGACATCATCAAAAAAAAATAATACTAAATAGATTCTAATTAAGTTATATTGCATTATGATTGATGCAGTAATTACAGATTTAGAAATGCAAATAGAAAGTCATAACTCTATTTATGGACACTTTGTTGTTTTTACATTTATAGATTTATCACCTTGTTTTCCGAGAGTGCAAGATATGATTTCTCAAGTAAAAAAAAGACCAGATGTAAATCTTATAGATTATAGTTACAGCACAAAAATTATTGATAAAGATACTGATATTTCATATTTTGAAGTAACAAGACATTAAGGGCGATTTCTCGCCCTCAATAAAATTAATTTCTAGTCAATTTATCTACAGCTAATTGATTGATAGATTCTTGCTTTAGATTCTCACAATAAGAGTGACCATTATTAGCTTCAACTTTTTTAAGAAGATAATAAGCTTTTCTTTTTCTGTATTCAGCTTTTATTCTTTTATATCTTTCATCATTTGTAGCTAATACTTTTGCTTGTGCCATTGAGCATTTAGTATTTTCAACCTTTTCGCTAATTATATAATCTAATTGCTCTTGTACTTGATCCTTACATTCTTCGTATTCTTCTTCTGCCTTTATTTTATTTTTATCTAAAGCGTTAAGATAGACTAGAATTATTTCAGAATTAAATACTTTAGGTCTATGCTCAATGTATTTATCTAATGAATCTTTATCACTCATTAATCACCTAATTGATGTTCGTATTCCTCTGGATTAAATTCAGTAGCTGATCCTTGACTCCATTCTTGTTCGGATTGTGGCAACTGATCGTCCATATCATTATTTTGTTGATACGATTGTTTAGGTTGATTGAATGATGGATTTTGTTTTCGCTTATCATAATAAGGAAATAATTTCCATTCATTTGTTTTACCTTGATAATAACCTTTTAAGACTAAGTTTTGATTATTCAAGGTTACTACTAAAATACAACCATCTTTTTTAGTGGTCGTTAGTTTAGCAGATCCTCCATTACTATCATTTGATTTTTTTTGATAGTTGTTATTGTACTGTGCTTTATTATATTGCATCAGATTCTCCTTTTGTTGTTTATTTATATTTACTACTTTCTCTTTGTTCACAAATCAACTTAACTCCAAGAAAAGTATTAAATAGTTTTTTATTTAAAGGAATAGGGGCAATCTCAACTTTCTTATCTTTTTTGCCTGTTCTTAAACAAAAACAAGATGAAATTTTTTTCCCTGTTTCCTCTTCATATGCTTGCTTATAAGCATTAGCTTGTAAAACATATCCAAAAACAATCTGATTAGATGTTTTTAAATCTATTAATACAAACTCTCCCTTATCGTTTTGTACAACGAGATCAAGAGTTCCAACATAACCATATTTTTTACTGAATAGTTTTTTTTCTATATCAATAACTTTATAGTTTTGTTGATTCCACCAATCTAAAAATAAATTCCAACAATTTACAACTGCTGGATCAGATTGTTTAGGAATTTTTTTACCTTTAATAAAATCTTCAACTAAACCATGAACGACAGATCCTACTAAAGATGCATCATCTGAAACATTATCTGTATGCTCCATAGATTCTTTATAGAGTCTTTCTAATTTAACTCTATCAAGTTCTTCATTATCATCTAAAACTTTATTAAGTTTCTTTTTAAGTTCTATCATTGGTGTGACTCTTTTCCACCTTTCAAGACCAGGTTTAACGCAACCTTGACCAATTAAAGTAGTAGCTGAAAAATATTCATTACCATTGACATAATATTTATGTTCTTCTTCATCAAACTTAATTGTTATTTTATCATTATATAATTTATGATAAGTGTACATATTTCCTCCTAGTTAATTACAGAGTGTCCTCTGTTTATCATGCAATTTCTGTAAAGCTTAGGGTAATCATATTCTGCTTTAGGACTCAACCATAATGTTGCAGATCTTAAATAGTAATTCCATACATATTTACTACTTTCTAAGATATTATTTGTATGATCTTTTGCTAAGTGTTTACAGTGTTGCAGATCGTTTGTTATTTCATCTGATTTAGAAAAATCAAATGTGCCACTTCTACCCGCAGTATCGATAACAGGCTTATACGAGCAACTTGTTACGAATAGTATTAAAAATAGATACTTCTTCATTCTTTTTTTTCCTTTCTATCAAATATTCCTCTCTAGTTTTTGCTGGCGATTCATAAATATCCATAACTTCTTCAAATAAAGGATTATTATCTGAACACGACCATTTTTTATTTTGAGATAAACGATTAATCGCTTTTATTCTTTTATCTTTCCAATCTTTAGTCATTTCTATTTTTTATTCCTTTCTTAACTTCTTGCATTGTATTAAAAACGCTTTTTCCAGATAATGATGTATAAGTTTGGTAACCTATTTTTTTATAAACAAAAAAACTTTTATTATCAGTAAAACCTTTGACATTTAAAAATCTTCTAATTTTAAATTCATTACCATTGTGAAAAATAACGTATTCCTCTGCTATATCATTTTTAATAATTGTATGTGCTTTCATATTATTATTCCGATTGTTATTCCGATTGATAGCCCTAGCACGAATGCTAGAGCTATATATTTTTTTATAATAGGATAAATTATCATCTTTCTATAAAGTCTAAAGTTACAACTAATTTATAACCACCTGATAAATTATCTTCAAAAGTTTCTGCCATTTCGCAAACTTTTTTTAAAGGCATAGCTCTATCAGAAACAAAATGGCTTACTAATTCCTCTTTATTAGTTTTTTTGCCTTCTTTCCAAATTTTAGCTAATTCTCCTATTCTTACTTCGTCAGCAAATATCATTATATCTCCTTAGATTTAAAGTTGCAGTTTAGGAAATTTGTAATTTCATAATTTTGTCTATAAATGAAATTTAATGTAGTATTTCCATCTCTTTGTATAGCAGTCACAATTTTATTTTTATCTGATTGATATAATTCTGGAGTAGCCTCAGAATATTCATCTAAAAACTTTTCAAGATTTTTTGCTTCTGAATCAGAATTAAAAGTTTTAGTTCTGCCATTTAAATAAAATGTAGTTATTACTTGTTGCATTTTTCCTCCGATTTGATTTGTATTTGTGATTCATGAAAAACTGGATAGCTTCTAAATTCTGAATCTTTGCCAGAATCTTGAACTAATCTAGTTAATCTTGCTACTGCTTTTGATCCCTTGATAACTTTTGCTCCCATCTTTCTAGCTTGATTGAATGTGCAAAAACCACCTGTCAATTTAGTAGCTTCTAATCTTTCAAGATTTTTTCCTTGAAAAGATTCTTTTGTATATAAGTTATAGTGTTTCATATGTTTCCTTTTTATTAGTTAATGAATTATTTGTATCAAATTGAATGCACATTAAAACCGTTAAAAACTCAATAAAATCAACGCTAATACGATAAAAAATTCAATGATTAGTGGAAAATTAGTAATAATTTCAAATCAATAATAGATTGAATCTTTTGTAAAAATTTTTTATAGATTGCTAATAATGATAAAATCGGATAATCACGAAAGAGAACGTAAAATTTTTTTCTTAAAAATCTATGTTCCCTTTCTAGTTAATAACGTGGCGAGTTCCGATTTCTCGCCACCTAACAATCAGGAAAAACAATGGAAAAACTACAAATAGCTCAAATGCTATATGCTCAAAGAATATCTAAGAAGAAGAGTCAAACAAAAGCTGGAGAACCATTAGGAATCACATTCCAACAGTTTCAAAAATATGAAAAAGGATTAAATGGAATACCTAGCACTAAGCTAATGAAGTTTTGTAATCATTTTAAAATTAATGTTTCTGAATTTCAAAATGGTGATCCTTACAGCGTAATAGAAAGTGCAGATATTCATCCAGCTTTAAAAGAAAAACATTTTATTGTACTAAATGAATTAGAAACTAGAATAAACAGGGAGCAAAAATATGATAAAAATACAAGTAACAAAGATATGGTTGGGCAAAGTCTCAATTCGTGAACATATATATAAAAAGGCTTTAAGAAAAAAAGAATCAATAGGTATTGTTCATGGAAAAGAATATATGTTTATTCCATACGAAAACCTTAAAAAAGCACGAATATATACAGATCAAACATTTAAAAGTAAGTATAATGATAAATCTTACAGATTGATTGATTTTGAATGGAAACCTTATAAAGAAGCTGATAAGAATCAAGGTAATTTAATATGAGTGAAAAATTTTTAGATATTCCAAAAACTGATGAAACTCAACAAGCTACGCCAGAGGAGTATTATTTTTCACGATCTAAAAATACTTGGATTATGGTATCTGATATGTCGGATATGCACGTAAGAAGAGCATTTAAAAGATTATTAAGAATGATAAGATTAAATCAACTTGTAGAAATAAGCGATGTTCATAAAGGAAGTTTTGAAAAAATTGAAATTAGGAATGAGATTGAAAGTATCCAAACGCACATCAACAATATCAAATATAAAGTCGAAGAATAAAATTATTTCAGGATATTATTTTGATGGCAAGAAATCAAAAACTCTATATGAAAAAAGAACATAAAAAAAGATTCGATCAATTAAAACAGATAGGTTGTATAGCTTGTAAAACTAAATATGGAAAATTTTCAGATCCTATAATTCATCATATTAGAAAGCATACAGGACTTTCGTTAAGGCCTAGCCATGATGATACAATTCCATTATGTCCAATACATCACAACATGGGAAATCAATCTGTACATTTGAATCGTAAAGCATTTGAGCATTTATTTGGCACAGAGCTCGAATTACTAAAAGAAACAAACTTAAATATAATTCAATTAGAAAGGGAGGATATATTTTATGGAGGAATCAAAAAATAAGTTTCACGCATTGCAATTATTTACAGATACATTTATTGCAGAAACAGTACATTTAACTAACGAACAAGTAGGTATTTATATAAGATTATTATGCTTTGCTTGGACTAAAAATACAAAACCATTTACAACAGAATCAGCGAGAAGAATATGCCAATGTAAAACTGCTGAATGTGACTTCCAAGTAGATCAAATATTAAAAGAATTTTTTATACCTCAAGATTATGATTTATCAAAATGGACTCAGAAAAGATTGACAGGAGAACATCAATATTTAACTGAAAAATATAAAAAAAAATCTGAAGCTGGTAGAAAAGGTGGTCTTGCTAGAAGCAAAAATCAAGCACCTATACCTATACCTAATCCTATACCTAATAATAATAAATATGATCCTGTCTTTGAGAATCTATGGAGTAGTTTGAATAGAAAAAAAGGCTCAAAATTTCAAGCTCATAAAATTTGGCTAAAACTATGGTCAAAAGGTATTTTGAAAGAAACAGATACGCCAGAGCTTATAAATGCATACAATAATCAAACTAAAAATATACAAGATGACACATTTATACCACATTTTACAACATGGCTAAATCAACGTAGATGGGAAAATGAAGAAAAACAACAAATTCCAGATTTAGTAAAAAGATTAGAAGATTTAGGATATGTACATTATGCTAGAGATGGAAATATTCAAAAATTTATGAAAGATGGAAAATATTATAAAGTTGATGTATATGATGAAAAACATCAATTAGTATTAGATAATGAAAAAGAAAAAAGCGAAATACAGGCACATTGAAATTAATAAAAAGAAATATTTCTTTTATTCAATCATATGGCAAGATATTTTAGGGGACTCAGGACATGCCACTGAAAAAGAATTTAAATCTATGAAGCCTGCACAAATGACAACCAACGCTTATGTATTTAGTAAAGATAAAAAAGAATTAAAAACATTTTCTAGCTTTGACGATGAAACTTTTTCTGATAGGAATGTATTCCCTATAGGGTGTATAATTAAAATGGAAAAAATTCTTTTATGAAGATTGAATTAGTATCTTTAGAATCCTTGACACCATACATAAATAATCCACGAAAAAGCCTTAATGTTGACAAAGTTGCGGCTTCAATTAAAGAGTTTGGATTTCAACAACCAATTGTAATTAATGCAGATAAAACTATACTAGCTGGTCATACAAGATATTTTGCATCAAAAAAATTAGAACTAAAACAAGTTCCATGTGTAATAGCTGAATTAGATGATACAAAACAAAAAGCATATCGAATAGCTGATAATAGAGTTTCCGAAGATAATCAGTGGGATTTTCCATTATTAAATCTAGAAATAGAAGATTTAAAAAAAGATAATTTTAGTTTACCTATTTTAGGTTTTACAGAAGAAGAATTAAAAAAATTTATGTCAGTAGATACATTCAATCCTACTGATAAAGAAGATCAATCAGATATAGATGAAGCATCTGAAAAATGCGAAGTTTGTGGACAAACATTACCTAAGTAAAGATTTATATATTGATTATTGTTCACAAAAAGCAAGTGAATATTCTGTATATAAATGGCATTATTCAAAACGAATGCCTAAATCTAAATTAGTAAGATTTGGAGTATGGGAAAAAGGAGAGTTTAAGGGATCAGTAATATATGGTTTAGGTGCAAATCCAAAATCAGGTGCGTTTTTACAAGTATCTAATTTTGAGTGTCCAGAATTAGTGAGAGTAGCATTAGCTCAACATAAAAACCCTGTATCTAAAATTGTTTCTTATACCCTAAAAAAATTAAAAAAAGATTATCCTAAACTAAAAGCAGTTGTGTCATATGCAGATCCAGAACAAGATCATAAAGGTAAAATATATCAAGCAATGAATTGGTATTATATTGGCGAAACATCTAAAGCTAAAGTTTATATTGTGAATAATAAAGAAATTCACAGCAAAACAATCTCAGATAGAATAAGATTCAATAAATTAGATAAAAATCATAACTTAGATTATAAAATTACTAAAGGTAAATACAAATATGTTTACTTATTTGATAAGAAATTATTTAACCTTATAAGAGATAAAATAAAAGAATATCCTGCGTGAGCTTTAGAAAGGTCTATTGATACCCTCAATAGGTAAGGTGGTGCGATTCCAACCCTCACGCTCCATATTGCATTTATTTTAAAAAAGACATAAAAAGGACATAATGGCGAGACCAATTAAAAGAGTAGATGTAGAAACTATAAAGAAATTAGCACAATTGCATTGTACATATCAAGAGATTGCAGAGTTTGTAGGTGTATCTACAAAGACATTACAGAGGAGTTATGTCCACTATATAAAAAAGGGACGAGAGCTGGGCAAAATAAGTTTAAGAAAAGCACAGTTTGAAAAAGCTTTAGGTGGATCAGTTCCAATGATGATATGGCTAGGAAAACAACATTTAGATCAAAAAGATAAGATAGAGCAAACTAATTACAATGAGCCATTGCCATTGATTATAGAAGCTAAAGATGTCAAAGAAAAAAGGTAATATATTTGGCAAAACAGTTCAGTACGAAAAAAAGCATAAAGGCACTTCAATAGGAAGAATAACAAGCAGATCAAAAATAAAAACCATGAATAAATCAAAAAGACAAGGAAGATCAAAAAAACAAATGCGATATAGAGGACAAGGAAAATGAATAAAAGATCATTATTTTACTTTAATGGAGAAATGATTCCTAATCGTATGCCACAAGATTTTAGAAAAGCACAAGGCGAAAAAGCATGTGGTAATTGTGGAATGTATTCTAATAGAAGATCCTATTGTGGTGTGTTTAAAGAGTTTAGGGTTAGAGATATTTATGTTTGTGGAAATTGGCGTCAACGACATTTTCAAAGATAATGGAATTAATTATCTATAATGATGGTAATTATTCGCTAGTTGAGGTTACCAAACAAATGATAGATCACATTAAGATTTTATCAGATGTAGATTGCTTTTCTCTTTGTGATATTATAAAATTAGAATTTACAGAATATTTAGATTATCCGATAAACTTACATCAGATGAAAGATGGCTCAGGTTATTTTTATGGGTGCATTTGTAGATAATAAATGATATTTACTATGCATGGCAAAATACAAAGGTAGATCTGTAAAACTAAATAAACCATTTAGAACACCTGGTAAGTCTAAAAAGTTCGGTGTTTATGTAAGAAATAATAAAACTAATAGAGTTCAAGTCGTAAGGTTCGGAGATCCAAATTTATCAATTAAAAAAAATAATCCTACAAGACAAAGAATGTTTTTTGCAAGGTTTCGTCCTATATTAGCCAAAGTAAAAGGGCAGAAGTCATTGTCGCCAGCATTTTGGTCTATGAAAGCATGGAGAAAAGGCTTTAGAGTATGAAGATAAATGAGAACACAAATGTTGCTTTACCAATAAGAAATTTACTAGCAATTATATTCGGTGTAGCGATAGGTGTCTGGGCTTATTTTGGAATTGTTGAAAGATTGAATAGACTAGAAACATCTGATACTTTGTTTCAAGCTGATCTATTAAAAAAAGCAGAACAAGAACCAAAAAATTTAGAGATGTTTATGTTGATAGAACATCTTTCAGGCCAGATTGAATCAATAGAAAAAGAAATAGAAGCTAGTAGATATAACAAAGTCAATATAGATCATTTAAAAGAACAAGTTGATCTGCTACAAAAGAAACTGAATGGTAACCACTAATGTTAGAAACAGTATTTGCTTTGTTAATGATTATAGATCACGAGATCAAGGAACATAGAATACAACCATCTTTGTCTGCGTGCCTTAAAGGAAAAAGGATAGCTGAGAGAAGTGCTAAGGGTACATCTGTATCTTATAAATGTATTAAATCAGAAGCAGAAATAGAAATTTATATGGGTGAGAAAAGTATAAAAAAATTAGTATTAAAATGACCAAAGAGCAAATAATTAAAAGATTAGGACTAATTAATAAATTACGCAAAGAGCTAAAAAGTAGAGGTCCTGCGGATTTAGAGATTAAGATTGCTACATTAGAAAAAGAAATAGATACTTTAAAAGCAGTTATAGATTTGAAAGATATAGAAATTAACGAAATAAAAAAAAAATTAGAAAAAAACATGCAAGATAAGTTTGAAGATGATTTAGCAAATAACACACCACATAAGGATCAGTTTAAATGAATTATATATTAACTTTTATAATGTGTTCTATTATTAATGGAAAAACAACATGTCTGCCAGCATTTCAATCCGAAGTAGAATATATTGATTCTTATGAATGTTTGTTAGATGGATATAATCAATCATATAATAAAATTGTAGAACTAGGTCGAGAAGATGTTAATGAATATAAAATTTATATAAAATTTGGATGTAATGAAAATCAGTCTAACAAGACCTCAGTTAGCAGTATCAAAATCAGATAATAGATTTAGAGTTTTAATATCAGGAAGAAGATTTGGAAAAACTTTTTTATGTATTACTGAAATGATGAAATATGCATGTCAGGTTAATAAAAATATATGGTATGTAGCACCTACTTTTAAGATGGCTAGAGAAATCGTATGGTCTAAATTAAAACAAATGCTACATGATTTTAATTGGATTGAATCTATTAATGAAACAAATCTATCAATAAAAATCAAAAAGACTGGAAGTATAATATCACTTAAAGGATGTGAAAATTATGATGCTCTTCGTGGAGTAGGTTTAGATTTTTTAATATTAGATGAATTTGCAGACATTGAAGAAAAAGCATGGACAGAGGTATTAAGAGCTTCAGTTGCAGATACAGTTGGTCATGTACTAATGTGTGGATCTCCTAAAGGTTATGGTAATTGGTCCTACAGAATGTATTTAAAAGGACAAGGAGAAGATAAAGAATGGAAAAGTTTTCAATATACAACTCTTCAAGGTGGAATGGTTTCCGAAGAAGAATTAGATCAAGCTAAACAAGATGTAGATATAAGAACCTATAGGCAAGAGTTTGAGGGTACTTTTGAAAACTACGCTGGATCAGTTTATTATAATTTTCATCCTGTAGAAAATGTTAAGCATAGCAACATAGATTGGTCAAAACCTATTCACATTGGATTAGATTTTAACGTAGATCCAATGTCAGCTTCTGTGTGTCAAATAGAAAAAGATATTGTTCATTTTAAAGACGAAATAGTTATTTATTCAAGCAATACTGATGAAATGGTTGAAGAAATAAGAAATAGATATGGATCAAAAATGAAAATATTTGTTTATCCAGATCCAGCATGTCGTCAAAGAAAAACATCTGCTGGAGGTAGAACAGACTTAACGATATTACAAAATGCAGGATTTAATGTGAAATGCAAATTAAAACATAGTCCAGTAAGAGATAGAATAAATGCAGTGAACTCAAGATTAAAATCAGCAAATGGTAAAAGACATATATTTATTAATCCATCTTGCAAAATTATCATTAAAGGTTTACAAAGACAGATATATAAGGAAAATACAAATATTCCTGATAAGGAAGAGGGTTACGATCATATGAATGATTCAATAGGATATTGCATTGAAATAATTAAACCATTGATAGCAGAATCAAAACCTTTTCAACCTACAAGATGGACTCATAAATAATTATGGCATATTCAAGAGACGACGCATTTGATACTCACAAAGATTATAGAGAAAACGTAAATCAATGGGAATTTTTCATACGTAGTTTTAACGGAGGATATGATTACACAATCGGTCAATATCTCAATAGATATAATCTTGAATTAGATAATGAATATAATCAAAGATTAGGAAATACTCCTTGTGATAATCACTGTAAAAATATTATACAAATATATTCATCGTTTTTATTTAGAGTAAAAGCAAGCAGAGATTTTGGAGAAATGGCAGATGAACCTAGTTTAGAAGCATTCTTAAAAGATGCGGATTTAGAGGGTAATAGTTTTACTTCTGTAATGAAACAAGCTCAGATATATTCGTCAATATATGGACATTGTTTTTTAATTTTAGATAAACCAACAATACAAACAAGAACTAGAGCAGAAGAACTAGAACAAGATATAAGACCGTATTTATCATTAGTAACTCCAGAAAATGTTTTAGACTGGAATTTTAAAAGAGAAATAAATGGAAAATATTATTTAGACTATCTTAAAATTAGAGAAGAAGTTGATAAAGATGGTGGTACTTATTTTAGACTATGGTTTCCAGATCGAATAGAAACAATATATGCAAAAGATGACAGATCTGATCCAATCACAATAGATACTGCCGATAACCAGATCGGACGAATACCAGCAGTTATTCTTTATAATTCTAAGAGCCATAAAAAAGGTTTAGGAATTTCCGATTTGGCAGATATTGCAGATTTACAAAAATCTATCTATAATGAATTTTCAGAAATAGAACAATTAATCAGATTAACAAATCATCCATCATTAGTTAAAACTCCATCAGTTAATGCAAGTGCTGGAGCTGGTGCAGTGATTGAAATGCCAGAGGAAATGGAACCTAATTTAAAACCTTATTTATTACAACCATCAGGACAAAATTTACAAGGACTTATGCAATCTATTAATCACAAAGTAGAATCTATTAATAGAATTGCACATACAGGAGCAGTAAGAACAACTAAACAAGCAGTATCATCTGGAATAGCATTACAAACAGAATTTGAATTATTAAATGCAAGATTATCTGAAAAGGCAGACAATTTAGAAATAGCAGAAGAACAATTATTTAGATGTTATGCTATGTTTCAAAATACAGTTTTTGATGGAGAAATAAATTATCCAGAATCATTTAATATAAGAGACTATGCGAGTGACTTAGCATACTTTCAACAAGCAAAAGCAATCAATATAGAATCTCCTACATTACAAAAAGAAATTGATAAAGAGATAGCTAGAGCAGTTGTAGATGATGATGAAAAATTAAATATTATATTTGATGAAATCGAGCAACAAAAAGAATTAGGACAATTTACTCAAGATGAAGTTCAACAGCCAGAAACAACTCAGGAAGTAGAAGAGGAAGAAGTTTAATGAATGGCAAACATAGTAGAAAATTTTACTAATTATAGAATTAGATCCATAGAGATAGCAGAAGCAGAATATTATGAAACATTAATTAGAACATTAGATAAAATCGAAACTGATGTAGTTAATCTTGTAAATAAAAATCTCCCTAAAAGTGATGACTTTAAATTATTTAATTTAAGATCTGCTATTGCTGTTCAACCTTTAATTAGACAAACATTAGAAAAAGAATATTTAAGATGGTCTGATACAGTTGTAAGGGATGGTTTTAATAAACAAGCCAAAAGAATTGAAAGAGCATTTAGAGAAATAGGAAATATCCCTGAAGCTTTTCAACAGCTTACCGAATCTGATTTGACATTAATACAAAATTTAAAACGTCAAACTTATACACAATTCAAAGATGTATCTAATACTTTTACGAGAAGATTATCAGAAAAAGTTTATCAATATACGCTAATAGGAAGTGATCCAATAGAATTAGAAGATGATTTAAGAAGAACTATTAACGGAATATATGCATCTGCTAAAGACACAGAAGTTAATGAATTAGTTAAATCAATCAAAAGAGACGAAGTAAGATTAAGAAAACTAGATAAAAGAACTGCACAAGGTAAAGCATTAAAAAATAAATTAGATAAAAATATTCAGATATTACAATCAAAATTTGCAAGAGATAGAGCTGGTGAAAATATGAAAAGATATGCTGGTCAAATATTGAATGATTCATTGAGAGAATTTGATGCAACTCTTAATTTAGCTAAAGCTAATGATGCTGGATTAACTCATGTTGTTTATCAAGGTAGTAATATACCAACGACTAGAGATTTCTGTAGGCTTGTAAGATCTGGAACATATGATAAAAGAAAAGGCGGACTTTTTACTATTGATGAAGTCAGAAAACTTTGGCGAAGAAATTGGAAAGGTAAAAAACCAGGAGATCCATTTATCGTGAGAGGAGGATATAACTGTCGTCATCAATGGTCATTTGTCAATCCAGATTGGTATGACCCAAATGGAAATTTAATAATTGAATAGGAGAAAAAATGTCAGACGACACACAGGTTAATCAACCGCAAAATGATGCTCAAGCAGTTGAGGTAAAAGAAACAAAGACAGAAGAAAATAATACTAATCAACCACAATTCACTCAAGAAGATTTAGATAGAATAATCAAACAAAGACTTGAGGCAGAAAAAGCAAAAAATCAAAGAGCTTTAGATGAAGTAAAAGCTAAAGAAGCTGAAGCTATTAAAGAAAAAGAAATTCAAGATGCTAAAACAAAAGCAGATCTTGAAAATCTTATGAAAGCTAGAATAGCAGAAAAAGATCAAGAGTTATCTAAATGGAAAAATAAAGTTAAGACAATAAATGTTGATAATTCAATTCTCTCAATAGCTTCTAATAATAATGCGATAGCACCCAGTCAAGTCGTGTCATTATTAAAAAATGAGGTAAATTATAATGATGATGGAAGAGTTGAAATACTTGATAATAATTCAAACATTCGCTATAACACTAAAGGAGAACTACTTACAATTGAGGAAAGAGTAAAAGAGTTTTTAGATGCTAACCCACATTTCCGAAAAGGGTCTCCGTCTGGATCAGGTAGCCAGAGTAGTGTCGAGGGTAAAACTGTAAAACCTTTTAATATTCAGGACTTAGATTTGAGCAAACCAGAGGATCGTAAAAGATATGCAGAATATCGTAAGCAACGTGATAGTGGTGCAGTTCAAATAAATTTAAATAAATAATAACAAAGGAAAATAAAAATGGCTAATGAAACAACTAGCTCAACCTTGTCGGAACTTTACACAGAAATTGTGGCAGAGGCATTATTCGTAGCAAGTGAGCAATCGATCATGAGACCGTTAGTAAGAAACTATGCGGTATCAGGTGGAGGAAAATCAGTAGAGGTGCCAATTTATGGAACGGTATCAGCTTCAGCGGTCAACGAGGCAACTGATTTATCTAATACAGAAGTGAATCCAACATCAGTAACTATTACTGCAAGTGAAAATGGAATCATGACAACATTAACAGACCTAGCAAGAAATGCAGCACCAAGAAATGTTGCGGCAGACATAGGAAAATTATTCGGAGAAGCAATTGCTAAGAAACAAGACTTAGATTTAACTGCTTTATTTGATGGATTTTCAAATACTGTCGGATCAACTGCGGCGGCAGTAACAGTAGAACATTTCTTTCAAGCTTTAGCAACATTAAGAAGAAACAATGTTCCTCTAGCTGATGTTGTTGCAGTATTCCATCCAGATATTGCTTATGATTTGAAAAAAGGTATCACAAATACATTTGCAACTTCTGGTAATGTATCTGATTTAGCGAATGAAGCTTTAAGAAATGGTTTCATCGGATCTTTAGGTGGAATCAGAATCTTTGAAACTTCAAACATCGCTAACACAGGAAATGCTGGAGACTACAAATCAGCTATGTTCCATAGAGATGCTTTAGGAATGGCAATGATGCAAGACCTAAAAATTGAAACACAAAGAGATGCAAGTTTACGTGCAGATGAAATTGTAGCGACTGCTGTGTATGGTGTAGGTGAACTACATGATACTTATGGAGTTGAAATACAAGGTGATTCAAGTATAGTAAGCTAATAATCATTTTACTTATGGGGGAGAAATCCCCCATGAGATTAAGGAGTACATATGAATATAGAACTAACTAATGGAAAAAAAACTATTGTGAGAAGTAAACAACAATACGAAGCTAATTTAGAATCATTCAAAAGTAGAGGATTTGTTCCAGTCTCAGCAGTAAAAAAAGAAATTAAAAAATCAAAGATAGTAGATTTAGTAGATAAAGTCGTACAACTAAAACCTAAGAAGAAAAAAAATGTTAAAAAAAATAAAAAGTAAAATAAAAAAATTTATAGATTGGTTTATAGGTAAATGCTATGGCTAATTTTACAGGCTTAAATGTAGTTGATGCTGGTGAAATATCAAAGTATCAACCAGATGCATTTAATTTTGGTATAGGATCAGGAGATTCTAAAGTTACTCATTATCTTTCAGAAACTAATTCAGATATATTAAGACATTTAAGAGCTGAATGGTGGCCTACATATAAATTAAATGTATTTACAGATATTACAGTACTTAATACTGCTGAAATGGATAATACTAAAATAAATTTAGATCAATTCAAAAGAGCGGCAGTTTATTTATTTTTAGGTCGATTTTTTTTACCATCACTTACAAAATTCAGACCAGAAGCAGATAAGGATAGATTTGAAAGAATGGCAGAGTATTATATGGGAGAATACAACAAAGAATGGCGAATGATCCTTGAGGATGGTGTTGAATATGATGAAGACGATAACAATACTATCACTAGAGCAGAAAGAGAACCTTTGCATGGCTTTAGAAGATTGACTAGATAATGGCTTTAGATTTAAAGGTAACTTCTAATGTAAAAAATGTTCAAGCTCGTTATGTAAAATTTCTAAATAAATTTCCAAGAATAATTCAACAAGGTTTAGATCAAGCTGGAGAGCAACTTAAAACTATTATAATTAAAAGAACTGAATCTGGAAAAGATCAAGAAGGTAAAGCTTTTAGAGCATATTCTCAAGCTTATTCAGAATTAAAAGGAAAAACAAAAGTAGATTTAGAAGATACTAACAAAATGTTACAAAGTATTTCATCTAAAGTCGTTTCAAGAAATAAGGCACAAGTTTTTTTTAGAAGTCCACGAGAAGCTACTAAAGGATTATTCCATCAAAAAGGTATGGGAAGACTTCCTGAAAGAAAATTTTTTGGATTTAGTAAAAAAACTGAAAAAGTAATACAAAAAACATACGAACAATTTTTAAAAAAAGAAATTAGAAGATTAGGATTATGAGTACAAGAGAAGACATTGCATCTAATTTAGTTTCAGTAATAGGTAATATATCTAGCCCTCAAGTTAAAAAAGTAACTAGACAACCTTTTGAATTAGATGAATTATCACAACAACAATATCCAGCAGTATTAATTCAAACGATAGAAGAAACAAAAGAAGATCAAGAATTAGGATCAGGTGCAAAGACAAGATTAAATACATTAGAATTCGGTATTACAGGATATATAAAAGGTAGCGAGAAATAATTTAGCATCTGCTATTGAAACAGCACTCGAATCTGATATTACTCGTAACGGAAATGCACTCGATACGGAAATTATTTCTATTGAGACTGATGCTGGAAGTTTGTTTCCTTATGGTGCAGTTTTAATTACAGTAAGAGTTATTTATGAACATCAAGCTGGAACACCATAGGTCTAATTATGTCGAATATTCTAATTAATAAAATTATAAAAAAAATTAATAGTATAGAAAAATTACATGATAAAGAATCTATGCTTTGTGAAGAAGTAAAAGATCAACTAGAAGAGTTGAAAGATCAAGACGAAGAATTTGATGACGATTTTGAAGAAAATTTAGAAGACGAAGAAGAAGATATTGACGAAGAAGATTAATAATACTATAAACTAATAATTAATAAGGAGAAAACATATGGCAGTACATCATGGCAAAGAGGGTGAAGTAGTAGTTGGTGGTTCAGCAGTTGGTGAACTCGTTTCATTCACTTTAGAAACTACTGGAGATGTTGTTGAAAGTACACAAATGTCTGATTCAGCAAAAACTTTTATTGCTGGTAGAACATCTTTTTCTGGAAGTTTAGAAATGCATTTCGACGAAGCTGATAGTGTTCAAACACAATTAGTTGCTGGTGCGAGTATAACTTTTAAATTATTACCAGAAGGAAGTTCAACAGGCGATAGAAAATTTGAAGGTGCAAGTGTGATTACAGGAATGTCGGTATCACAACCTTTAGATGGTATCGTATCAAGATCAGTAACTTTTCAAGGAACAGGTGCTTTAACAATTGGAACTGAATAATAATTTATGTCAATTTTAGATAGGGCTAAATCTCATTTTGAGAATATTGGCATACAGTCTATAGAAGTTCCAGAATGGAAAGATGAAGATGGCAAACCTACTGTCATTTTTTGGAATCCTATAAATCTTTTTGAAAAGAATAAACTTTTTAAAAAATCTGATAACATGAGTGATGTCAGTATTCTTGCTGATATTGTCGTAATGAAAGCTCTTGATAAAGATGGTAAAAAGATTTTTAAATTAGATGATAAAATGGAATTAATGACTAAAGTGGATTCTGATGTTTTATCACGTATAGCTACATCAATGGTGCAAGTAATTTCTCCAGATGAAGTAAAAAAAAACTAAAAACTGATCCTCAATTAAAAAATTTACTTATTGTTGCTGATAGGTTAAAACTATCTATATCTGCTATTCTAAAAATGGAAGAGTGGGAATATAACTATTGGCTTGGTTATATGATGCTTGAAATTGAAGAACAAGAGTTACAAATGAATCGAACAAGAACAAGGTAATGGCACAAAATTTAGTATTAAATATTTTAGCTAAAGATAAAACTAGAGCCGCTTTCAATGGCGTAAGAGCTGGATTAGCTAATTTAAGAAGTGCAGTATTTTCAGTACAAAGTGCATTAGTTGGTATTGGTGGTGGTCTAGTTATTAGATCATTAGTAAGTGTTGGTTCACAAGTAGAAAATTTAGGATTAAGATTTAATTTTTTATTTGGCAATGTTCAAGAGGGTCAGAAAGCATTTCAAGGATTAATTAATTTTGCATCAAAAGTACCTTTTTCATTAGAAGAAATATCACAAGCATCAGGTAATTTAGCAGTCGTTTCTAAAGATGCAGACGATCTACAAAGAATATTAAAAATAACTGGTAATGTTGCAGCAGTCACAGGATTAGATTTCAATACAACAGCAGAACAAATACAAAGATCATTTTCATCTGGAATAGGTGCAGCTGATCTTTTTAGAGAAAGAGGTGTTAGAGCTTTATTAGGATTTAAAGCTGGAATGAATGTTACCACAGAAGATACGATAAAAAGATTTGAAGAGTTATTTGGTCCTGATGGAAGATTCGGAAAAGCGACAGAAGTTTTAGCAACTACATTTACAGGAACTCTGTCAATGTTAGGAGATAAATTATTTAAATTTAGATTAGAAACAAACAGAGCTGGTTTTTTCGATTTTCTAAAAAGTTCATTAGTAGTCGTTAATAGAATAATAGAAAGAAACTCGAAAAATTTAGAAAATTTTGCATCAGCTATTGGTCAAGGTATGGTCAATTTTATTAAAGAAGCAATATTAGGTACTGCCGCTTTAATAGATATATTAGCTCCAGCATTTAGAATTATATCTAATGGAGTTTCTGCCTTAATAAATGTCATAACTGCTTTACCAGCAGGAATTAGAGAACTTGGTATTTTAGGTTTCTTAATGTTTGGTACAAAAGGTAAATTAGCAATAGTTGCCATAACTGCTTTCTTAGAAAAAATGAATGTAGATTTAGAAGCTATATCAAATAAAATATTTGGTGCTAAAACAGATCAAAAAGATTTGAATGGACTTTTCGCAAGTGCAAATAAATTAGTTGCTGAGATAGATCAAAATATAATCGATACAAAAAAAGATATGAAAGCTATGGCAGATGCA